CAAACAGGGCGTTCAGACCCGGCAGGAGTTCCTTCAGTAGTTGGGCACGAGAAATTGCCATTTTGAGTTACTCCTTAGATGCCGGTTGCAAAGGCATACGAGTGATAACCCTGGTTCCACTTCACCAAAACTTCGGGGAAGCCCACGAAGGTCAGTTCAGAGCCAGAGGCCAGCGTGATCGCGCTCGACACCGTGAGGGTCGTCGTGTTCACGTTCGTCACCGTGATGAAGTTACCGGCCAGAGAGCCAGTGCCAGTCGGGCAGATCAACTGCATGCCAGCCTGAAGGCCAGTCACAGCAGCGGTCAGCGTCACCGTGGTCGAAGAACCAGAGGTGCTGCCGGTGCCGGTCAGGGTCACAGCAGTCTCAGGCACAACGCCCACAACACGGAAAGGCAGGCCCGTGGCAACAGTCACGTTACCGGTACCGTTGCTAGGCTGATCGCCCGACACACCCATCGCGGAGTTACCCGTTGAGGTGCTACCGGCGGTGCCCGTCACGCAGTACACGTTGTTGCCAACGAAAGCCTGGGTGGCATAGCCGACGGTGGTGGCGGTGTTGCTCAGACCTGCGGAGGGCTGACCAATCATCACTGCCTTGAACACTGCGCGGTCATCATCCACCACGTAGGCCACGATGTCGTTGGCCAGGATATTACCGGGGTAATACTGGGCAAACAACTTCTGACCCGTCGAGGGGTTGGTGTACGAACAGCCCACGAAGATACCAACCTGACCGGCGCGGGCCGTCGTGGTGGTCGAAGTGGTCATGCCAGTCAGCACAACAGTGCCGTTGGCAATCAGTTCAACGAGGTCGCCATTGAAAATGGCGGTTCCGTAGTTCCGAGCAATCGGAATCTGGCGGATTGCACCAGCATAAGGTAGGCCGTTCAGTTCATTGATCGGCTTGAAACCATATGCGGCGTCAACAGAGGGGTAAGCCATGTTGGACTCCTAAGATGATTTAACCGCGTCCAAACTTCACCTCAGAGCGCCGCTCCTTGAAGACGGGCATCCGTGGATCGTTCTCGCGCATGAAGGCGTTGTCGACCGACTGCATCTGACCATCAGTTTGACGCTGATAGTACGAGTTGCGTTGGTCAACAAACTCTTTGGGTGTTTTGCAAAGCAAGAGTCCACCGATCTCGATACTGTCTGGGAACCGGGGCTTTTCCCCAGTTGCCATGATCTGGATTTCGGGATGCTCCGAGGCTTTTACAGGCTCCCAACCTTCGCGGAGTTTTGAAGAAATATGGCCGGGATCGGCAGTACCCAGAGTACTGATCCGAATCCAACGGAACTCGTAGCCGTCCTCGGGGTTGGGGCTCGGCAGCAGTTCAGGAAGCATCCACTGCTTGGGGCGCTCCATCTTTGCTCGGGTTTCCAAATCACGGGGGGTACGTTCAGCCATTTTGTTTCCTCATTTCTTCCGCAACCGCACGGGCGTACTGCTCATTCGTCAGTCCGAGCCGCTTGGCGATATTTACTTGGGACTTGGTCAGCACGATCTTTTTGGGCGCTGTGCTTCGGGTCGCAGGTGCCACGACAGATGATTTCTTTACCGGCTTCTCAGAGGGGAACGCATCTGGGAAGACCTGCCGCATCCGGTTATTGATGCGGTCATAGTATTCATCACTGGTTGGACTTACCCCACTTTCCACAAGTTTTCGATGAACCGTCAGTGCAAGAGCAGTCATCTCGTCGTCTGTACCAAACCACGGATTGGCTTCTTGCCACGCAGAGGCTTTGGGATCGACTTGAACCTGTTCTTGCTGAACTGGTTGTGGTGCGGGTTGTACCGCAGGTTTTTCTTCTTGTAAAGGGGCGGGCTTGAAATTATTAACCCGGTCTGCCCGAATCTTTGCTGCCGTCAGTTCTTCCTGGGCTGTTACCAACGCATCGGCATCACCTGATTCATAGGCTTCCTTGTATTTGCGCTTGGCCTCTTCAACCTCGTTTTGGACAACCTTTTTGGCTTGATCCAAAAGAACTTGTTGAGTCTGCCCCTGCGAACTCTGGAGTTTCTTGTTCTCCTCCATGAGTTGTTGTGCAAGCCGCACAGCCTCTTCCCGCTCACGGAAAGCAGCCTCTTTTGCCCGGCGCTCTTCGTGATAACCCTTAGAAAAGTGTTGGATGCGCTTCTTAACCCCGTCTGAATACTGGGCAAGTTCCTCATCCGTCACCTCCGAGGGAGGCTCCTTCATCGGGGGGCGGTCACGATCCTCTGGAGGGGTATCGTCCACCACCTCAATCTCAGGCTCGCTTTCACCCTCGACTTCAAACTGAATCTCGTCTTGTTTCTTTTCCTCAGACTGCTCGTCTGGGAATTTAAACGCTTCTTGATCAAGTGGCATGTGATCCTCCTTATGCCCGCGAGATGCCACGCGGGTCTTGCACCACGGCTTCCACGCTGTCGTCATTGATGATGCGGAACTCACGCCCGTGAATCTTCACGCGGGTGCCTGTGTTGGGTCGAACCAGAACGAAGTCGCCCGGTTTACACGAGGGTCCACTGGGGAAGCGGCTCTTATCGCCGTAGGCGTCCGGCCCCATCTTCATCACAAACAGTACAGGGGACATGACTTCCTCGAAGTGCATGGTCTGCCCTGACTTGACGATCCCGCTCTCATACTCCCTTTCAATCTCTGGTAGCGCACAGAGCAGGTGGTAGGTGGAAGGATCGGGAAGTTGCTTGGCCTTTTCCTCTGCCGTCTCGGGCAGGGTAGTTGGGACAGCGTCTTCGCCAGTACTCAGGAGGATTTCACTCATCTTCGTTTTTCTCCATCTTTCGCACGAGGTCGGTGATAAACATGTGTGCGGTAGAGAGACCCCGGACCTCTCCGCACATACTGCGGTACTCGGCATAGTCCCGAGCACCACCATCTATAAGGGCTCGGGCGATGGATTCCCGAGTCTCCTCAATGTCTTTCAATACCACGGAAAACGCAGTGGTTGCCATTTAAACCTCACTGTTTTGGAATGCCCGGCTTGGGGCGTGGCTTCATTACTGTCTTGAGCATGTCAGCCCGCATTTTCTTGTCGGCCTGACGGTTCTGGTTTGCCAGACGGGCTTGCTCCTTTTGTCTCTCAACTTCAATGCGCTCACGCTCCAAGCGAATCTTTTCTTGAGCAATAGCAAAGTCGCGCTCACTGTCCTGCTCCTTGCGTTGCAGTTCTTGAGCACGGAGTTGCAGTTCTGCCTGAGCCATTTGCAGTTGCGGGTTTTGCGCCATCTGTTGGGCTTGGGCCTGTTGAGCCTTACCCATGTTGGACTGGAGCAGTTGCTGAGAGGCTTGAGCAACCAGACGGGAGATTTGCACCTCTGTCTGCTCATCCAGTTCAGCATCGGGCGGAGTAAGCGGCACGCCCAACTGTTCTTCGACCTGTTGACGGTACGCAAAGGCCATGTGCTCTGCGACGTGAGCCATGATGGCTGCGCCCATCTGTTGGGCCATCGGAGACTGCCCGATCATCTGAGCCACCATCGGGTCCTGGAGCAACGCCATGTGAGTGGCGATGTGGGCCTGATGGTCCTGGTAGATGAATGCCTTTGTTGGCTTGCCCGTCAGGAATGACATATTTTCGCTGATCGGGTCACGAGGCTTCTGGTCTTCCTCAACAGGGACCAACTTCTCTGCGTTCTTGATGCCAAGAACTTCCAACATCTGCCGGTGCAGGTTGGGTAGGTCATAGATTTGAGGAGCGCCCTGAGCCAACTGGAGAGCGGCTTGGTACTGCATGATCCGCTGCGCCATCGTGGCGGCGTTTGGATCAGAGACCGGGATCACCTCAACCAAGTCATAGTCAGACTGCTTGGCAGCGCGGTTTCCTCCTACGGGAATGTAGGAATAATCCGGCGGCATGTAGTCCCGAATAATCTGCTTCAGGAGTTTGAACTCCATCTTCAGGCTTGCATGCACGCGAGCCTGAACAGCAGACATCGTCTTGAGTTGCCGCTCAAGCAGAGCCAACGTCGTACCCACTGGTGCTTGGGACGACATATCGCTGAACTTCAAATCACCAATAGCAGCAAGGCGACGGCCTTCATCGGTGATCTTTTCAAGGAGAGCCGCTAGAACTTGGCTTGGCTCCTTGTATGGGAGCGGCATGATGTTGTCACGCAGCGCCCCCGAGGGGATGTCTACATCTCGGAACTCACCCGGTGCGATAGGCGTGTCGTCGCCCTTGACACGAAGACCTCTGGTTTTGAGTCCACCCGGCAGATTGCTGAGTGTGCCTGCGTCCACCAACTGGCGAATAATCGCGGTCCCTGCACGAGCATAGCCACCAACAATATGAATGAAGCCAAGGCCATAAGCACCAAAGCCAGGGATATAAGTGTACTGAACGAAGTGCTGTCGTTTGAGTTTTCGGGGGTCTCGCTCATCCCAGTTCCGTCGGATTGATAGAACCGTTGAGGTACCTCGTTCGATGGTGATGACGTATGGGAGGCCGATCCCCGTTTCTTCGCCTTCATCATCCGTATCTTCATAGCCCTTCAGATTCCAATCAACGTGAATCTCAAGCACCTGATACCGATCATCATCGGTAAGGGTGTAGCCCTGCTCTTCCGCCTTCTTCTTCTCAATGTCCGTGAAGATTCTGACCGGCTCACCCAGTTCGGTGTGACGGTAGAAGCCCGCAGCCATCAATTTATTTAAATCATTTTCCGTCTTACGCATCACGTGGGTGACGCGCTCTGCGGTGTAAACATTGGCAGCCCCATAGGGGATGATCATGTCTTCTGCTTGGATGTACGGAGCCGTCTGGCGTCCAATGGTCGGGTCGTAGTAGACCTTTTTAAACGCTGCTCCGGCCAGACCGAGGGAGTACAGCAGGCGCTCATGCTCCGGGCGGTACTCGATCATCTCGTCCGTCAAGCGGTAGTTCATGTCATCACGGACACGTTCTGCCGCATCTTCGTTTTTGCGAGTGACTTCACCAATGATCTGAGTCTTGACCGGGCCTTGAGCCGGGAAGGTCTCGGTGATCATCTCTGACTGGAAGCGGATGGCTGCTTCAGTCAGGATTGGAGAGTAGACACCGCAGGCTCCAAGCCAGGGTTCAGCACGTTCTTCGTACTTCATGCCCAGGACTTCAAGTCCTTTGACATACATGTCTGCCCAGTCTTTGCGGGAGTTGATGTCCGCATCTACCAGACCAATCAGTTCGGAGGCCAGACCTTGTAGGTCTCCCTCGTCCATGTATTCCGCGAGGTTGGCATCGAAGTCTTCGGCAGTCTCTGCTTCCGGCTCCAATTCAATCTCTAAACCACCAACCCCAATCTTGACAGATTCGGGATCTTCGATTTCAATCTCAACCATTGGTTCATCTCCCATCTCTTCTGGGAGAAGGGGAACCATTGCCGGGTCGATATTGGTTGCCATATAAATCCTCAGTAGTACGCAGCCCTACGGGGCTGAACGGGGGAGGAATCGTTCTCATCCGATTCCAGTTTGATCAGGCCACCTGCTCGAAAGCGCAGCATGGCTTGGACTGTTGAGTCCACCAAGTCGTCGTGATCCGCATTTGGGAACGAAGCCATCTGTTCAATCACTTCCCTGGCCCATCTCCTGTCTGGAGCCCAGACCTTTCCAGAGCGAAATATATCCGCTACTGAGTTCAAACGGGCAAATTTGTCGTTAGGAATCTTCTTAGTCCCCCGGGTCGGGGTGTACTCAGAAACAATCAGTCCCATCGCCCGAAGTTCGTACACAAGAGGAGCCCCTGCCGCTTTGGCTTCGATCAGACACACGTCCGGCTCCCACTCTTTGTACATGTCAAATGCTTTATCCTTTAGTTCCGGGAACTCCATGCGCTTCTGAAACGCATCCAACAAGATCAAGTGGGGGTCTCTTTCGTTCTCATCCTTATGGAACACGCCCCAAGTCGTGCAAGCCGAGAAGTCGGCCCGTTCTGACTTCGTAAACGCGGTATCCCACGACTGAATGATGAACGAACACTGCGGCGGATCGTCCTTTTCCCAGACATTCCACCACTCTCTCTTGACAATCGCGCCCTCTTCACCCGTTGGGCTCTGCTGATACTGAGCATTCCACTTGGCCGGGGGAAGTTCTTCCCTCAAAGCCTCCAATTCCGGCAAAGACCAGAACTCCGGCCACAAAGGTTTGCCAGAAGGCATGATCGCCGGGAGTTCAATAACCTCCCACTCCTCGGTTTTGTCCCGAGAAGCCGCATCCTTGATGATCCGACCGGTCAAATCCTTCTCAGACCACCGAGTCATCACCACCACAATCGCCCCACCAGGCTGTAAACGCTGTCTTGGACCAGAGGTGTACCACTCATACACCTTGTCAAACACTTCCGGGTTCCCCGCCGCCAGTGCAGCCTCCTGTTCCGAGTGCGGATCATCAATGATCAACAAATCCGCGCCCTTACCCGTCACAGTTCCACCCACACCAATCGCAAAATACTCCCCATTTTTGTTAGTAGCCCACCGGCCAGCCGCTTTCGAGTCCTGCCTCAGCGAAACATCAGGAAAAACGCCCGCATACTGCTCGCTCATCACCAAGTTTCTGACCTTGCGACCAAAGTTCACAGCCAAATCAGCCGTATTACTCGTCTGAATCACCTTCTTATTGGGAAATCTACCCAAAAACCACGAGGGCAACAGATAACTCGCAAACTCAGACTTAGTATGCCGGGGGGCCATATTGATAATCAGCCTCTTAACCTTCCCCTCAGCAATCTCCTCAAACTTCTTGGCCATCAAAGCATGGTGCCGACCATGCACAAACCCCGGCCACATCGTCTTCACATAGTGCATGAACGACTTCTGAGACTTCTCCCTCTCCAAAGCCTCCCTGTACTCAGCCACCTGAGCCAATAAAGCCTCCTGCTCCGCAACAGGCAACCTATCAATCAACTCTTCTAACTTCATTCCAGATTCTTAAAGTTCACATACACAGGCCGAACAGACCTCCGACGGCCATCCAACCTCTTCAACGCACCCAACTCCACCAACCTATCAACAATCTTCTTCGTATTCCCCAACCCCATCTTCCCCCGAACATACGCAATATCCCTCAACGAAGGCGCAAACCCATACTTCTTCCACCACTCATCCACCACCAAAAAAACCTCCCTCTGCGCCGGACTCATACCCACCTCCAACTCACCCCTATCCCCCCAAACACGCCTCATCTCCTTCGCCCCAACCACCACCGTCGGCCGACGAATCGCGTCTTTTCCCTTCAAAATCAACAACTTAGCACCCGTTTCTTCAACCATTTTGTGTCATCTGGTAACGTTACCACCCTGCCACGGAAAATCAACAACTTACGAGCGTTTCTTAAAGCACTTTATGTCATGTGGTAACGTTACCACCCCCACATCTATGGTACCTAAATAGAAGATGACGGGGGGGTCTCCCTATCTGAGGGGGTGGGGGTCGCGTTGGTGGAGTCCAAAATGGGTGGGGGTACCGACACTTCGGGTGGGATAGTATGCATATGTGCGCGGGACTCCAAATGCAGCGCCTGGGGGGTGGCGCTGGGGTGGGGTTCGTCCTGCGCTGATTCCACAGAGCCGGGGGCCGGGTTCGATTCCGCCGATAGTTCCGCCAGTAAATCCGCCGCTTGGGTTTCCACAATGGTGGCATCCTGCGCGCCGTCACGGATTAACCGCTTTAGTTCGGCCATCACATTAGCCTTAGCGTCTTCGCTACTGGATATCGTCTTAACCTCTTTACGCTCAGTAAATGCGGCAACTTCCGTCACGGTTCCCAATACCTTGGCCGCCGCTACCTTTACGCTATCTTTTGTTTCCGGGTTAATTACTACAGAAACTAGGGATTGGATTACCAATTCTCTTAGAGCGGCAGGGGTTCTATATCTCGCCGCTTCTATTGCCTGTTCGTAGGCATCGACCTCAGCCCTGATTCTTTCGTCGCGTGCCAAGAGGTACGGTTTGGACACTAGGGTGTTGCGACTGGCGTCTGCTTTGTATGCTGTCCTATATGCGTCAGCCTTAGTGGCGCCCTTGGCTACCTCAAGGGCAAACCGCTTTTGTTTGGCGGTTAGTTCCCGGGAAACGTCTTTACCTAGGATGTTCTCCACAGGGACTGTTGTCAGACCTTCCCTTATTTGCTTTCTAGTGAGTTTCATACTGGACTGTTGCCCTTCGGGCTTGCGTTAGTTGCGGCCTCCATCATAGGGGAACAAAGCCGGAACATCAAGCAACACGCCCCCAGCGCGCATAGCCCCAGCCTATCGACCACCAGGCGCCCATTAGAACAATCAATTGGACACACTCTATGCAACACATAGGATAGCGACTGTCCTATCACCTACATGGAGTGTCTCTATGCTTACCCTTGACTACATCCAAGACCCGGGTCACGGATGGATTGCCGCCGATATCCAATCCCTTCGCGCCTATGGACTGACGGACAAAGTGTCTGCCTACTCATACCGTGACGGCGATACGGTTTGGCTAGAAGAGGATTGCGACGCGGGTCTGTATATCCGCGCCCTTCAGTCCGCCGGAGTCGCGTATCGCATCAAAGAAACGCACACAAACCGTGACGCGTTTGTCCGTCGTCTTCCACGTTTCCATGCCTAAAACAAACCGCTCCCCTTCGGGGGAGTCAACTGGGAGAGTAACCATGCAAACCATACTGTTCGCGATTCCGCCGCGCAGACTGAACAAAACCCGTGCCGAATCCATTACTGGCAGTCTAGGCAAACCGTCAAAAATGCCCGGGCTTGCCTATGGAATCTCTGCCAAAAAATGTAATGTTGGCGGAAAACTAGCCCTTGTCCCGGGTTCGGTTTGTGCGGATTGCTATGCCATGCGCGACAACTATTCCTACCCGTCCGTACAAGCCGCGCACGAAAAACGGTTTTCGGGCCTGTCGTCCATATCGTGGGCGGATTCAATGGTTTTTCTGATCCGCCGATCGGGTGAAACTTATTTCAGGTGGCACGATGCGGGCGACCTTCAATCCTTCCAACACCTACTGGATATCGTCCGAATCGCGGAAGCCTTGCCTAGCGTGGCATTCTGGCTACCTACAAAAGAAAAGGGCCTGATCTACCGCTACCGGGAAGTTTTCGGGGATTTCCCGCCGAACCTATGCGTGCGACTGTCGGGCGCAATGATAGACGGGAACCCTCCCGCATATGACGGGAACACTTCTACCGTACACAAAGCAAACGCGCCGATCGGGTCGGAGTGTGAAGCATACACGCGCGGCGGAAAGTGCGGAGAGTGTCGCGACTGTTGGAATCGCGATATCAAAAATGTGTCCTATCCGAAACACTAAGGGGTAAAAAATGAGTATCTATCAGGAACACGGATTCGATTCCCGCCGCGAGTATTTGCTAGACCTGGCGGACTGTTGCGGGGTTGACCCTGAGATCGTTTTCGCACTGGCGGATTTGCTTGGGCCGAGCGAAGATTTTGACGGGCTAGTAAATGCGGTGGAAGATGCCGCGATGGGGTGTTAAGCATGTATCCCTTCATAGTTTCGGGTGAAAAACCCGTTTTTCTGTGCACATGGGACGGGGACAACGTGGAAGTGCACACGCGAGAATCCCTGCGCGATATGTACGGGGACACAAACCTATTTGATGAAGATAGGGACTATTGGGGATATGAAATCGGGGAGTTGATGACATTCGAGCAATTGTTGGAACACTTGACCACAAACCCGATTGACATGGGCCGGGTGTTCTATAACGACAACATGACCATTCAACGGATCAAATGAGGAAGCAAATGCCAACATTTGAAGAGCGGCGCAAGGGCGCAATGGACGTTTTAGGGGCGGTGCTGTTGGCGGTTTTCGTCGGTGCACCATTGGTCGTTTATTTTTGGAGAATGACACCATGATCCACGCAGAAGCAAAATATATTCAGATGGGCTACAAGTATGAAAAAGCCGCCAGTACTGACCAGGCGCGCGCGGTGGCAGGAATCATCCGCCGCATGATTGAAGCCGAGAGCGTAGAAGATCGGGCAGAAGCCCGGTATCTAGTCGAGCGCGGGCGCAAAGAAGCCCGGTCTTACCATTAAAAAGGGTGACGAAATGTTTTCTGTCCGCATAACTCATCAGGGAGGGGAGTCGAAAGACTTTCCCCTTGAGATATACAAGAGTTCCATTTTCGTGGGGTCTGAATGGATACCCTGCGGCAGTTTCTTCGTGCCCGAAGAAGCAGAGGAATACATGGGATTGGAAGGGGAAACCATCGTCTATGCATTCCATGAAGGCCGTGTAACACGAGACTGTTTGGATGACGAAGCAACTGGCTATCTTTCGTGGGAGTTGCTACTGGATGGCAAGCCCTGCACACATGAAGAATTTTCTATTGCAATGATGACAAAACTTGGAGCGCCGACCTATCGAATCCCCAGTAACCTTGACCACAAGTATCGCGGATGCGGTAACGGGGTAGTTACTTTGGATAAGACGAGTAAGAAAGTATTGGACTTTTCCTACACGGATGAAGACTTGAAACCGATGGAGGATCAGAACATTGAGATGTGCAAGGACGCAGGGAGAAAGATACAAGAAGACGATAAGACCGTAACCTATCGCGCCAACTTTTCCTCATACCAAATCTGCCTGTATTGACCATGAGCGCATACAAACAGGGCTACCTAGCCGGATATCACTTCGGGGATATCGCGCCCGACCCTACCTACAGGGGTGAAGAACTGCGCCAGTATTGGCGTGGGTTTGAACAGGGCGAGATTGACCGGGCAATGGGCACATTCAACGATGGAGCAAAAGATGAAAGACAACCTAGTGCAACTGGTTCAGCGACCAAGTAACGATAACGACTACCTACACGCAGCGTGGGTGATGGAAGAAGGCGGAAGTTTTGCCGCCGCGATTGGCGATGCGTACATCGCAGCCGATCCCCAGAATCGGGCGCGACTGCGGGCCGCTTTCCCGGATCTGTTTACGCAGTTTTTTAATCTGTATCTACAACGCAACAATTGAAGGAAAGTGAAATGAAGATCGAACCAAATGAATTGACTCTGTTGGACGCATACGAACTGGGCATCGATGATGGACTGATGAACGGGTCAGAAGTTGCATTGCATGAGGGTCTGATCGGAGAGGACACCCGCTCTCTGTGGGCCTATCGCCGGGGCTATGACCACGGGGTTGCGCTTTATTGCGAAATCAAACACCCTGAAGGAGCAACAGCATGAAGATCAAGACCAACGAACTGACCGGGGCCGCTCTTGATTGGCTGGTGGCAAAGTGTGAGGACACGCTGTTGGATTCGACGCTGTACCAATACTCAACAGATTGGGCATGGGGTGGCCCGATCATTGAGCGCGAGAGGATTGATCTGTATTTCATTGGGCACGATGCAGTCGATAACGGGCTACCAATATGGCGAGCCGAAAAATTGGGGGAATGGGGAGAGGACGGCCCAACGCCATTGATTGCAGCCATGCGGTGCTATGTGGGTTCCGTAATTGGCAACGAAGTGGAAGTCCCCGACGAACTGGCAGAGGTGGCAGTATGAGAGTCTACGAAGTGGAATACCGCCGCACCTCATACATCACCGTTACCGTGGAGGCCAACTCAAAAGAGGAGGCCGATGAGAAGGCATGGCAGGAAATCGAGCATGACCGCGCCGATATCAACGATGCCTGTTGGGAACTTGAGTTGATTCAAGAGGTAGAAAATGAAGCCGGATAAGAAGCAAGCCCTTGTCTCGGCCTACCTCATGGGAGCCAGAGCGCGGACGCATGAGGACATGGTGGCAGCAGTCCGTCTGTCCAAAGTGTTGGAAAGCGCCCTCACCCCACGGGAGGTGGATGAATGCAAACTCCAGGCGGAGTTGGAGTTAGACCCCATGCGGGAGTATCATGGGTTCGATGGATAAATCCAAAACCTTCTTCGGCATCTACATCTACGAAGATGAGAAGGGATACCTTCGCATCCAAGCAGACCACTACGGGCCGGGAATGAACTCCTACACCCTCGGCATGGAGTTGCTGGGCAGAGTGCTTGACTGTGAGATGCACAACCCGGAACGGGTGAAGGTCGAGCCTCTAGCCTACCTTCCGCGTCCGCAGTAGTTTGTCCAACGCCATCGCAGACCTGAGTAGGCCAACTTCTCTCTGCATATCGTTGAAATCGTGCCCGACTGTGGGGGGCAAGAAATAGGGGAAGCCAATCCGTTTCGCGGATTCTTCCCCTGTTTTGCTTTCGTCGTTGTCCGCTACCACGAAGCCCGGGCCGTGCACTAACGCGACCTTTTCCATGTTCCCTGCCGAGAAGCAGACATGGAGGGTGTACTGCTTCTTCAATGACTTGAGAGCAGCGCGGATTGAAAGTGCCGTGGCGTAGCCCTCGCAGTAAATGTGCGGCCCCTTGTTATCGAAGATGAACTCGGCCTGTGAAGTCCGCTGCCCGAACAGAAACTTCTTACCGCCCTCCTGGTCGATCAACTGGCAACCGACCAACTTCCCGGCAACCCGCATGGGGATCACCAAGGTTTGCTTGCCATCGGCGGGTAATACGAAGCCGATCTGATCCTCGAAACCCTTGGCCTTGAGGTAGTCATGTCGGGCTTGATCGCACCTGTCCATGATGAACTGTGCTTTCTGTGCCGCTTCCCGCTGCCGCCGCTCGGTATCGTCCTGCGCCTTCTGAACCACGCGAGCCAGTTTCGCAGGATCAAAAGTGGTGGGCTTATCCGACTTCCATACAGAAACTTCTGTCTGCGTAGCGTGGTTCTGCACGAAGCCGTGATCGCCCATGAACTTGACCGCGCCGTTGCGCTTGTGTGGGTGATCGTCTGTTGGGAATCGCTTCCAAACCCCCAAGGGGGGCACGCTGTCAATCAGGATGCCGTGGGCACGGCAGAACTGAACGAACTCCATCAGTAACCCTTCTTGATCCTGTTGATGTAGGCGCGAAGCCTTTGCTTGATGAACTTCTCAATCTCGGGAGAGGGTGCTTTGGGATGAGAGTGAAGACCTCTAGGCCACACGCCAAACTTCTCCCGGTAGGTGTGAGCAGCACGCCCGTTCGACCATCCCTGATACTGGATGTACCAGTTGAGCATCGACCACCAATCCTGCTTGGTCGCGTGAGATTGCATCGCGCCGAGTTCTTCCATCTGACCAGGCACAGACACAACCTGAGACTTCCGCTCCCGCACATGGCCGCAGTTGGTGCATGTATCCGATCCACTTGGCCACAGAGCCTCACACACGGGGCAAGTGGAGTCTTTCTTCTCCTTCTCGGAGGGTTCCTTCTTGGCCTTCTCCTTGCCGTCATCCAACTCATGGACACCGTTTTGGAAGATCTCCTCCCAATCATCTCGGAATCGAAGGTAGTTGCCGGAGTGGTCGAGCCAAACCGCGAACTCTTTCCCGGGTGAGCCGCGCATGATCCGGCCCATCTGTTGGATGTGAGAGGACAGAGATTTTGAGAAAGGCCGAGCAGAGATACCAATCAGGACATCGGGAACATCGAAGCCTTTGGTCAGGATGTCCGTGGCAATCAGCCCGTGAATCTCTGTGTCGGGCTTGCTGAAATCCTCGATCACATCCCGCTTGAATTGATCGTCGTCCCGGTACGAAATGGATACGAAGTTGTAGCCCTGCTCTGCGAACTTCCGCATCAGATCTGTGCCGTGATCAACCCCTGCACAGAAAACGATGGTCTTGACTGGCTTGCCAAAGATCTCGTGCGTCTTCTTCACCCACTCGGCAACGATGTCACCGGTGATGACCATGCCCCGCTTGGTGATCTCATCCTGCGACCACTCCCCGGCTACCTTCTTCGCGCCCTCCATGTTGATCTCCTTGGAGATGAACACGCGAAGGGGAACCAAGACCTTCTGCTCCACCAAATCTTTGGTGGTGACTGTCGAGATAACATTCTCGTAAATCTTGCCGAGTCCCTTGGTGAAAGGGGTTGCGGTCAAGCCGATCACCCGGACATCGGGGTTGGCCTTGATGAACTCGACTGTCTGCTCCCGGGTCTGATGGGCTTCGTCCACGATGAGAAGGTTCAGCCCGGGGAAAGAGCCGCGCCGCTCAAGGGTCTGAGCCGAGCAGACTTGGATGTTCTCGTAGGGTCGATACCTCCAATGCCCTGATTGCAGTACCCCATGATCGATGGAGTACCGCTCCAGGCGTTGGCTCGTTTGGTCGCAAAGGATGATGCGGTCAAGAAGCATCGCGGCCTTGTTGCCCTTGACTTTTGTCGCGTTAAGCAGAGCAATTGCCATCTCAGTTTTCCCCGCGCCCGTGGGGGCGTAGAGGATCTGACTGCGCTTGCCCTGCGCGAACCCTTGACGAAGGGCCTCAAGGGTCTGCTCCTGATATGGACGCAGGTTCAGACCCATCACTCAACCCCGGCGTCTTTCAACTTCTTCTGAAGCATCTTGATCTGCTTCTTCATCTGCCCGTTCTCAGATTGGAAGGTGTCGCGGCTAACGGTCAGGGCTTGGTTCTCGATCTTGAGAAGCCTGATCTCCTCGCGGAGTTCCTCGATCAACTTCTCAGCCGACTGCTTCTCCTCGGGCGTGGCCTCCATCAGTTCGATGGCAAGACGCTGCGTCAACTTCTGATTCTCTTGAACCAGTTCGTCGATCACTTCCTGCTTCTGATCGTGCTCTTCGATCTCAGGTTCGACCTCGACGGGCTTCTCTTTCGGTTCAGCCTTGGCCTTGGAAGTGGTAACGTTACCAGTCTCGGGCTTCTGCATCGCGGCCCGCATCTTCTGCACGAAGGGGTGCGAGACATGGCACTGGCGGGCGATCTCCCGGTCTGACCACTCAGACCATTCGATGTCCTCAAGCATGGTCATCACGGCCTTGCGCTTGTCCTCAATGGATCGGCGCAGACCATGAGAATGGTTGGCCGACAGGGAGTACAGCACCGCATCCCGAAGAGTCCCGGTGATCACATCGCAGTTGATCGAAGCCTTCCCTGCGTGTTGAGCCGCGAGCAATCGATGGAAGCCGTCTGCCAGGTAATACTCCGTTCCGTCATGCACGACCGAGATCGGCGGGAACTCCACGCCCTCCTTGAACAGTTCTGCGTACTCGCTGACCACGACCTGATCCAACTTCTCGCGAGACTGCGTGCCGCCATCGATGCGGATGGCCTTGATGTTGACTGACTTGATCACTCCATGTCCTTTCGTTGTTTGGGAGGGGTGCATAGTACTGCGAACGGGCATCGCTGTCAACGGGTAGGTTCACCCCCTTGTCATCAGGTAGAAAGATGTATAAGATGGCCGCTCACTTCAGGAGAGAACATGGAAAAGCACCCCCCGGTCTGGCCCTTCCCGACCTACAAGGGTCAGCCATACAAGAAGCCGAAGTTCGATCCGTCGAAGTGTCCACCAGCACCTTTTTAAGGAGAGAGAAATGAACGACACATTGACCACGATCTTGATTGGAGCCAGCGTTATCGCTTGGTTCACGCACATCTTTACCTGCTTTGCAGAGGGTCTGTGGGGCTTCCTGATCGCGGGCGCCTTGCTCTTCCCCATCGGCATCCTGCATGGCTTTTACCTGTGGTTTAGGTGAGGTAACCATGAGCAACGACGCAAAGAAGACGATGCCGTGGATTCCTGTGGGTCACCCCGATTTCAAGTGGCGATCAGGCGCGGATGTGCAGGCTACATGGCATCGCTACACCGGATGGACTCCGCCAAGCGCAGGCCGGGAACCTGTGTATGTTGAGACTCGCACGCCGGATTGGGCCAAGGTCAGGAGGGTGAAGTGATGCACCGCTATGAAGACGACGGCATGGATTTATTGGGTTGCGTTGCCGCGATTGCGGTAGCAGCAGTCATCTTCCTTGTGATCTTCATAGGAGTGAAGCATGGAATTTGAAACAACTTGTTGCGACATCCCCTGCATCGTCCGAGTGACTGCATGGGAGCCGTACCGCCCGGCCTTCATCAGCGGCCCGCCTGATAACTGCTACCCCGCTGAGGGTGGATGTGGGGAGTGGGAGTTGTTGGACTTGGATGGCAATCCGTCTGCGGAGCTGGATAAGTTGGTTCGTACCTATCCGCAGGTTGAGAGAACCATCGATCAGGAAGTGTTTGACTTCATGGAGGGCACATGAAATGGCTTGGTGAATTCATCGTCCTGTACTGGCTGATCACCGTCTTGGTCGTGGTGTTCCTCGCCCCGTTCGTGACGCTGATGATGCTGCTGACTTACTTGTGGGGAATGGTATGAAGAAATGGATTGCAGTCTTGGCGCTGTGCAGCGGCACCGCCCAAGCAGAGTTCTATTCGGGCAACGATCTGTTGCAGAAGATGGACGGAGAGTTTTCTGATCGAAGTTTGGCGCTTGGTTTTGTGGCCGGGGTGGCAGATGTCTGGACGAACATTTCAGTCTGCCCTCCGAAGAATGTCACTCTTGGGCAGGCCCACGACATCGTGCGGCGCTACCTTGTGGACAACCCGCAGACTCGCCATTTCACTGCCGAATCCCTAGCAAAGAATGCATTGGAGAGGGTTTGGCCTTGCAGAAGGGGTGCAGGGGTATGAGCCTACGAACAGCAGCGCAGCAGGCGCTTGAGGCGTTGGGCAAGTGGAGTAGTGGCCGCGACATAGACGCTGTGCAACTGAACGATCTGATCGCCACGCTTGAGTCCGCGCTGGAGCAGCCGGAGCAGGCAACTGGTAAGGAATCCTTACAAGTTGGTCAGGAGGAGCCAGAAGGGGGGTGGCAGTCTGCCCCCTCCCCTCAAGTGACGCAGCGCATTGCAGACATGCCCATGTCCGAGTACCGGCGTGGCGTGAACGATGGGTTCAAGTTGGGCTTGCGAGAGGGACGCATCAAGGCCGAGGACGAGATGCGGGAGCAGCCGGAGCAGCCGGAGCAGCCGGTGGCGTGGCTGGAATCGCCATACGGTTCAATCAGGATGAACACAACAATGCGGTTTCAGTTTCCTCCGCAAAGCCTGAAGTGGAAGATACCCCTCTACACCCACCCACCGCAGCGCAAGCCGCTGACGGATGAGGAGATTCTGTTGGACGAAGTGCTGCGCTACCACTTTGGCTGCAACGGCGGGGCAGGCCCGGTTTCACAAAAGGGAATCAAGATCATCAGAGCCATCGAACGCGCACACGGGATTGGAGGTGAAGCATGACCCCGCAAGAAGTCATCCACATCAAAGCCGCCAAGTACGCCAACACCTGCAAGGAGCAGTTTCTTCAGAAGGTCAAGGAAGGCGTCATCGAACCCCGCACCAAGAAGATGGAAGGGTGGATATGGATGGCCCACTACGAAGGCTACAGGGATGCGCTGCAAGATCAAATGAAGGAAAGCACATGACCCGAGACGACATCATCCGACTGGCAGTCGAGGCAAAACTTGTTTGTCATTGGGACGGCGGCTGTGCTTCCGCTTGGGTGGAAGGGCACGACCTGACACCATATCTTGAACGCTTCGCCGCCCTTGTTGCCGTGCAAGTCGAAGCAACATGGCAAAACAGATACCTGAAGTTGATGGACTTGATGGAGGCACGAGAAGGCCAGCCGAACAAGCCATGCTGTCTAGCCGAGCGTGAGGCGTGTGCGAAGGTGTGTGATGAAGAGGGACTGCACATAACTGCATCCATCATCAGAGCAAGGGGGCAGGAATGAGCGGCGACCACAACGCAAACCAGAAGCCCAAGCAGACTAAGGAAGAGCGCGAGTACCACCGCAAGCGCGGGGCAGAGATACTGGCTCAGATACAGGCGGCGCGAGAACCCAAGGAAAAGCGGGGAGTGTCTGAGAGATCAGTGCAAGTGACCATCGGCATGATGAGAACCCTCGCAAACAAAATCCCCATCAGCCCGTTTTACCTACACGCCGCAGACCAGATGGAGCGGATGCTTGACGAACTGATTCGATTGAGGAACAAACATGACAGACAAGAAACTGAAACTTGAGATTGCACCTGGAGCCTTCGACAACTTTGAAGGCACACAGGAAGAACTGGACGAGATGATGGCCGCGATTAAACAGATGATGGAGGACGGCACTCTGTTTGAGAACTCGACAGAGGTTCCCCCCGAGGAGG